ATAATAGCTTCGCTTCAACAGAAATAGTAAACTGCTACGGTCTTTCCTGTTTAGACGACCAAACGGCTGATTTAACGATACGTAATGCTCACGAGGGTCTGTTTAGCTTAAATGCCAATACTGGGCTTGTAGTGAACTCCAGTAACTTCATAAACGGATTTCAGAATGTATATGTAACTTACACTGCTGGATATTCGACTATTCCTGAAGATCTGAAGTTAGCTGTGCTTTCTATAGTGAAATATTACTATGGCAAGTGGAATGAAGATTCTTTCGGGCTGAGTGGTTACAAGTTAGATGATATTTCCAAGTATGATTATAAACTGTTACCAGATGAAGCAACTATGATTTTAGGGAATTACAAGGCATATAAATGTTAGGAAGAAAGGACACTTGCTATCTCGAACGTGCGGTGGAAACACCTGACGCTGGCGGTAGCTTGACTGATGCTTGGTCAACGATAAAGAAGTTCAAAGCATTTCTACGCAGTATGCGAGGTAAGGAACTCACCATGTGGTCACGTGAAGTTGCTAATGTAAGCTATAAGCTCATAGCAGATAGAATCGATGATGCAACAATAGCAGACCGGATAAGAATTAAGGGTAAGAGATATGACATCACGCACGTGGATAATACAGTACATTCAATTACGAAGTTTTACCTGGAGCAGAGAACATGACCCTTGTTTGGAAGTCTTGGACACCTGATTTGGTTATCAAGCGAGTTGCTAACAATGCAGAAGGATTGCTGGAAGATACTTGTCAGTTCTTAGTTAATAAGATAAAGTCTAAAATGCTTGAGAATAAGAGCGGTATAGTTTATTCTCTTGGTGGTGGTCAGGAATATCAAGCTTCTGCACCTTACGAATCTCCAGCACACAGATTTGGTGTTTTATATGACAATGTTGAGTACAAAATAAAAAGATCGGCAGATAAGTTGTTCGGCATAATTGGAGTTAATTTAGATGGAGACGGTATCGGGTATGCTTATTTCCTTGGAGTTGGAACAAGAAACATGGCAATAAGACCATATTTAAGAAAGACTATGTTTGAACATGAAGATGATATTAAGAAGATATTGGGTATATAATGTCTGGAACTAATGTAACGAGAACAGGGATATACAGCAAGTTTACAACTAAGGTTAGTGGTGACTACGTAGATTTATACACAGACTTAGGTGGTAGATTGTATTATAAACAAGCACCATCTCAAGCAACATATCCCTATGGCGTATTCCAATTATTAGCAGATAAGCCTATATACTGGTTTGGTGAGACTGCGCCTGATGAAGGTGAAGATACGCTTGTGCAATTTATGATATACGATGACGCTACAAATGCTGAATCAAGTATCGAAGGTTACGAGGAACACTTACACGACCTTTATGATTTTTGCGATTTAACCATATCGGGATATACGATAATGGAAATGAGAAGAGTATCAAGTAACATAATAGAAATAGAAGATGTGCGTCAAGCCATGACGACATATCGCTTAAAAGTCGACAAGGACTAATGGAGGAATAATGGCAAATAGTATATCTGGAGTAGCTGGATGTGTTTTAAATGACAGTACGGTTATTGTCGGTATCAAGGAATGGTCGATAGACTATAGTGTTGATATGTTCGATATTACCGAATTTGCTGCATCTGCACCTACTCACAAAACACAACTGTCTGGGCTGAAGTCGGCAACTGGTTCATTTAGCGGCAACGTAACAGATGGAGCAACAGGAGCATTAGGCGTATTCACGATCGGAACATCATATACGCTTAATCTTGAAACTGACGGAACTGACAAATATAGTATGACGGCTTACATTACTGGATTTAGTGTAAGTGTAGCAGTTGGTGGTGAAGCTACCGTTACCGCAAACTTCACATCAAGTGGTGATGTATCACCGACTTTCTCATAAGGAGGGATAATGGCGAGTATAACTGGAGCAGGAGGATGTGTAAAAATAGCAGGTGGAAGCACAGTAATTGTAGGTATCAAAGAGTGGTCGTTAGACTACAGCGTAGACATATTTGATATAACAGAGATGGCTGCATCCGCACCTACACATAAATCACAGTTGTCGGGACTCAAGGGTGCAACTGGTTCGTTTAGTGGTAATGTTACCGATGGTGCAACTGGCGTTTTGGGTGCATTAACATTAGGGTCATCTTATGATCTTCATTTAGAAACTGATGGAACAGACCTTTACGACATCCCAGTTGCTATTGTTACTGGTTTAAGTACAAGTGTGGCAGTTGGTGGTGAAGCCATAGTTACTTGTAACTTTATTTCAAGTGGCAGCGTAGCGTTCACTAATACTTAGGAGATGTTATGGCGAGTATAACGGGAAAAGCTGGATATGTAACAAAGCAAGTCTCTGGTGTTGATACTGTTGTGGATGCGGTTAGGGAATGGTCTATAGATTACGTAACAGACGTAATAGACATAACTGAATTTCTTGAAACCGCACCAACGCATAAGTCTACAATGACAGTTCTTAAATCTGCAACAGCTTCATTTATAGGCAATCATACGGACGGAGATACTGGACTTGATCTCGGTACTTCGTATAATATGTTGTTGGTAGCTGATGCAAGTAGGGCGTTCTACGGAGCAGCTATCGTAAACAGTAAGTCACCAAGCGTAGCCGTAACAGGCGAAGCAACTATGACTTACAATATTACATTCAATGGATATGTATATGTTATGGGGGCAAATTTAGTTGTTAATGGCACATTTGCAACTGACGCATCGTGGGACAAGGGAACAGACTGGACTATACCAGAGGATAATACTGCTGTTGTTGACGGTCAAGGTGCTGCTGGTAATTTAGAAGCATCATCTGATCCGCTAAGTGCTACTACGAAGTATTTTACACAGTACACGATATCGGCATTTACAGACGGGTCTATAATCATTGATGTTGGAACTACAGATGGAACTTCAAGAACTGCAACTGGAACATATACAGAAATAATAACATCGGGTGGAGATGGTACTTTGGTATTCACACCCTCAGTTTCAGCAACGCTTAAAATAGGCACAGTAATAGTGAGGGAAATCTTAAATTAAGGGGGATTTATGAGTATGGAAAGCATGACTAATGCACCTTTGGAGATAAAGCTAAAGGGTGATTTGTATAAAGTATCAGAATACACACTCAAGGACTTAGCTAATTTCAGAAGGAAGATACAGAGCAATAAAATCAAGCTTGTGAGCATAGTTGAGGACAAAGAAGATAGGATGGCACTTACAAGAGAAATACTTAAGGATGGTATTTCAGATGATGAATTTCTTAACGAAATGCAGACCGTTGAGGGTGTCTCATATCTCTTATGGTGTATGATAAAACCAAATCAGGAAATTGAATTGGAAGCAGTCGAGAGGTTAGTTGATGCTGACAGCATGGGTGAAATAATTACAGTGATGACTAATCTTAGCCCCGTCAAAGATAAAAAAAAAGTGAAGGAACAGAAATAACGTGGGACAAAGCACTTGCTTTGCTGAAATACCACTACGACTTTACCTTAGATGAAATATATAATCTGAGTATGAGTCAATATAGTTCCTACTTAGACAATCTTGGATATGTACTTGGCGTAGAGGAAAAAGATGATACACCTAAACCTGGTAACATTTATAATCCAAACAGAGACGCTTCCGATCCTGCTATCAGGGCTGAATTTGAAGCTGCTATGGGAATAAAGAGATAATGGCTGATTTAACAAAATTAGGTTCTGCTGAAGTTGATATTGGTTTAAACCTTGCCGGACTTCGTGCCGACATGGCTGCTATGCGTGTACTGATGATGAAACAGATACACGTTATGCAATCTGGATTTAATAAGGCAGGAACATCAGTAAAAAGACTTGGCAACGAATCAGTTAAAGCTGGGCATAAGATAAAAACATCTTTTAGGGAAAGCATAAGATCCGCACTTTCACTTGAACGTATGATTAGCAGGATAGCTTTCATTAGTATAGTGGGGACATTCTATGCTGCGGGAAGAGCCATTAAGCAATTCTTTGACGATGGCATAAAGGGTGCGATAGATTTTGAACGCCAAATGGCTAACGTCTTTACAATGCTCGATAAGACAACAAAGGTTCTTAAAGATGATCTTACGGTTGGTGTTGTTAATCTTGCTGTTGAGTTTGGTCAAACTACAGAAACATTAACTAAGGGTCTTTATGATATTCTGTCTGCTTCCGTAGAAGCTTCACAGGCACTGGACGTTCTTGCTGTTTCAGCTAAAGCTGCTACTGCTGGCATGACTAATACTGCAACGTCGGCAGATGCAATAACTGGTGTACTTAATGCATATTCACTTAGTGCTGAATATGCTGGTCAAGTATCAGATATTCTCTTCGCTACCGTTAAACGCGGTAAAATAACCTTCCCTGAACTTGCCAAAAATATTGGTAAGGTAGTTTCTTCTGCTGGTCAGCTTGGTATTGGATTTGAACAACTAAGTGCATCAATAGCAACAATGACAAGGCAATCAATTAGACCAAGAGAAGCTATGACTGGTCTGAATAGATTACTTTTAACATTTGCCCGCAATAGTAAGGTCGCTAACGAGGTTGCTGATAAATACGGATTTACGCTTAGGGATATAAAAGATCCAGCAAAAGGATTAACCTATATTCTGAAAAAACTAAGATATGCAACTGATGATGAGATGGTTGCACTTGCTGGCAGTGTTCGTGCATTTAAAGCTGTTGCTGCTGGAATCAATGATACAAAGGGTCAGCTATACGATTATAACTTAATGCTTAATTCTGCCGGCATGACACAGGAAGCCTATAACGAAATCACTGACACTACATCATTCAAGCTTGCACAAGCAAAAGAAAGCTTTAAGAAGTTAGAGAGACAAATCGGATCTGCATTTTTACCTACACTTGGTAAGCTTGCAGAAGCATTAACGAAAACGCAAAAGGTTAATTTATCTGAATCAATAGAGGAAGAAATAAACTCTTTAAATAATTATTCAAATATATTAGAAGATTTATTAGATAAAGAAAGCAAAACAAGAACAGAGAAAGAATTATTAGCAAGCACCATAGGTATATTACAGTCTAATTATCCAGAGTATCTTAAAAACATAGACATGGAAAAGTCTGGTTATCAAAGCCTAATAAAACCACTACAAGAAATAAGAAACGCTCTACACGATAAACTTGTTGAGCAACTAAGATTTGAAGAAGCTCGTAAGATACAAGAAAAAGTAGTCAAGCTAGAATTAGAAGAGAACAAATTAATTAAAGAAAAGGCACAGCTAAGATCAAATATACAAGCGCAAGCAAATGAGGGCAAAAACGCACAGGCAGAGCTTAACGATTTAATCAAAAAAGGTGCTGAAGGCGATGAGCTATTTCTTGAAAAATCAAGAGCATTAACAAAACAAATAGAAAATGGTAAACTAGCGGAAGCTGAAGCTGGTCAATTAGTGGCTGATGCAGATAAAAAAATCCTTTCCGTTCAGAATAAAATAGTAAAAAAACAAGAAGAAATAAACAAGCTTGGCGAAAACTACGAAAGCATCTTACGTGGACAGGGTGACGCAAATGTGCCACCTCTTCCTGGTGCTGGCGATAATAGCTTAGTTCAAGTAATGCAGGGCATGGAAGGAATAACTGAAGCAATATCAAGAATTAATAGTGAATACAATGATTTAATGAAAACATTTAGATCAGAGAAAATTCTTGGTACGCTTGATATTATAGAAGCTAAAAAAGCCATAGAGCCGTTATTAGAACAACTTAAAACATTAAACTATGCTGATTGGGTTGCTGCATCAGCTAACTTTAAACAATTCTTAGATGGGATGAAACAAGATATTGAAGAACTTGATGAATATGTTAGAGCATCTACTGTATTTCTTAGTGAATTATTCGAGTCTTTAGCAAAGTCAATGTCTAATGCTATAGGTGATTCATTTTCAGATATGCTTACAGGTGCTAAATCTTGGCGTGATTCATTCAAAGATATATTCAAAGATATTTGGCAGTCTTTCGCTGATATGATTTCCAAGATGATAGCTCAGTGGTTAGTGTTTCAGGCACTATCATTAATTGGAATACATTTACCAGTTGGCTTCAATCCTTTCGCTGCAATAGGTGGTGGTGGTCAATCGGCAGGACAAAGCTCAACCGGCAGAAGCCTTGATAGTGGATATAATGCTGGCACTTCTCCAGCAAGCATAATAAATAATTTCAATCCCAATAACAACATCAATGCAAAATTCTCACAGCGAGATATGGCTTTCATCTACAACACAGGCAAGAAGTATGCCAATAAAACTTCCTTATGAAAAATCTAACCATTGACGTATCATCTATAGTAAACCTTGTTTCAAACAGCGACTTCAGCCGTTGGAATCAAAATGTGCCTACGGGGTGGACGGTTACCAATAACTCTGGCACGGTTATTCCATATCCGTTTGAAGGTGGTTTTGCTTGTGGTATAGATGAGATCGAGAGTGAGACTGAAACATATATACAGCAAGAGATAGGTTCTCTTGATAGTGGTGACAATATTTCCATTCAGACAATACACAAGGGCGACATTAATATATTAATCCAAAAAGATGATTCTGGATGGTCTACTGTACACACTTACGCATCTTTTTCACAAAGCTGGATTACAGTAGAGTATTCGGTTGAAATAGACGCTACTAAGCAATATCGTGTGTTGCTTGTGCCAAACTATCAAACAACTGGGATTCCGCTTAATGATAACGTACTTATCAATATATTAAATATTTACAAGTCTAATTGGTATGATGAGAAAAAACCACTAAAGGTAGATGAGATTTCAAGAATAGAAAACCTATCGAGAGAAATAGAAGATGACATATTCACATTTAAGTCTGATGCTATGGATTTTGAGATTTATAACTACCAAGATTCTTACACTGGCTACTTCAATCCTGAAGATTTCATAACTAACTCGGAAAGGATATTTCGTTTCGATATTAAGATAGAATATGATGAAAGTATAAGTAAAAATATTATCTTATTCTCTAATAACGACACAATTAAAAGAGTGCAAATAGCTGGATCAGATACTATCCAGCTAAGCCTATACGAACTTCCAACCATATTTAAAGACAACGGGTGGTTCTTGGGTGAGCTTACACAAGATATTGACGATGACAGCGATCCAGAGGGAGACCCCTATTTTTTATATAAATCACACGAAGATGGTAATACTGGGTACGATGTAAATGTTCCAATAAGTGATTCCATCACTGCATTAAGAACAGATATTTTTAATTTAATGAAACAACGAGTAATACCCGTAAGGGACTCAGATTTCACCATTACAAACAATCTAAGTGCTAACTCACAAATGGTTAGTTTGTATTATAATGATAAGATTGGCAGTGGATCTGACGAATATTATATATTAGATTATGTGGTATCACCAACCAATAGGGTTTTTTTATTGTTAGTTCCGAGTAATACAATAGACGCATCAATACAGCCGACAGAACTGCAAATATATGAATTAATTAACGGCTCTTCATTAGAAAATACCGGTAAGGTTGTTCCATTGTTTGACTCTGGTTACTATTTAGGACAGACGCTTAATGTTGCGTTTCTACACACATACGATACTGATTATTATGATAGTGGTGAAGAAATTGAATTTGCCATATCGGTATTTGGTTATGTTGGATTAACATATAGAATTG